AATCTCGGCAAAATTGGCGGCGATGCTGTCGGGTAATTGCTCAAGATAATCGTTAAATTGCTCAGGTGACATTGTTGTTTGATTTTAAAGTGTTATATTTGTGTCGTATGCGGATGTCCTATAAAATGAGCTGACCTGTAGGTGGCGGCGGCAGACCGATAGAGCTTTATGACGCAATGGGCGACCACATAAAACCTACATATTTTTTCTTACCAAAATCCCACGGCGCTTTTTCCTCGGGTCCTTTACTTCGTACCACGACTTAAAACACAAGATATTTTTTTCAATTTTACACACACAGGCAATGGCAATGCCTTTATAGTATCTAATCATTATCCAATTGTTAAGCCTTGACTCGTCATCCTGTGTATCTTTGCCCTCCTGTGCAAGCCAAACCTCGTCGGGATTTGTCAACACTTCGTCGATGCATGACATGTAGCCCACGCGGAAAGCGCGCTTCTTTTTTCGGTCGCTCGTGTGGTTGTCAAAGTCCCTCCTGCTCATATACCAAGTGCGCCCTGCATAATCCTTTACCGGCAACATCTCCTTGTTGTCAACAGTGACACGATGCGCTTGCCAATAATCATCGGCAGTGCCCGTATAAGGTTTTAGTTCCGGACGACTGTCGCCGTTTATAAGCTTTTTAAATGACGGTTCCACACCCCATGTCGCCGGGGTAACCTCGCTCATGATGCGGTGGGCGACGGTCGGGAACTTTTTTATATACATCTGATTTGCCGTAAAAATCTCGCTGCGCTTGCCTCGGTTGACATCCCAATGCTGCGCCTTGGCCTTTGCCCACTCAGCACTATCCATAAAGTTGTCGACGGCAGCCTTTGATTCCTCAAGTAGCTCCGTGGTGACCTCATGGCTCATAACCCCAGCCACTCGGCAACGACAATTCCAGTCGTTAGGCGGCCAGATTTTATCCCAATGAGGGTCTTTGTGTGGTAGTACTATGCCATTCAGCGCCGCGTGGTCAGGGCGCACCCTATCGTCGCCAACCGTGACATATCGCCAATACGGAAAAAGGTTGGTCTTGTTTACAAGCCGGCGATAGTTGGATGCTGATTCAGCGGCGAGAATCGCCGTGTCATACTCTGTTTTTTGCCAACGGGTATTAAAAGTGTCACACACCTTATCGGCACGCTTGCGAAAGTCGTCATATGTCTTGGCATCGCGTAATGCTTGATTTAATTGTCGCACCTCGGCCAATGTCTTTGAGGCCGAAAAGTGGTAGATGTTTTGCTCAAGCGCCGTCACAAAGGCATCGTCGGTGGTTGAGTAGTCATAATCGACATTGTTTATGCGGTTGTTAAATACCGTGTAAATGCCTTTTAAAAGGTCGTCGGAGATGTATTTAAAAAGTTCCGCATCAAACTTTCGGCTCTCACCGGTGGCCACACGCTTAATCACCCTGTCATTTAATGTGTCGTCACTCAAGGTCATGTGGGATGTTCCATCGGATGCCCCCTCGACGGGGGCTCCGGCGAAAAAATCCCTCAGTTTGCTCATAATGCCTGCGTCGGCATTTTTGACCACTTTTTTATCATCGTCATCGTCGGTGTCGTCGTCATCAGCGTCAAGGTCAAGTTGCATGGGTGCTGATTGATGTTGTCGACGGGCAATAGGCTCGCCCTCCTCAGGCGCAGGGATTGAGTACTTTTCGCGGAGGTGACTTTGCGGTATCTCCATTATGTCCGATAGCTGCACAATCTCATTGACGGTTAATGGCTCTGCCGATTTTGGAAAAACAAAATGACCGTCGGCCACGGGTAGGCCTCGACGCTCAAGGATGGGGATTACGTGCTGATTCAACACGCGCTGCACAAAGCGCAAGTCGGACCGATTTTTGGCATCCTCGACATTCTGATGTACCTCGCCCAATGAGCGTGCCCCGCGCTCACCGGATACAGCTGTAAGCGTTTGGCCACTTATGGTTATAAGCATCTCCTCATTGCAAGCCTGGCGAAACTCGTTAAACGAGGAGCCGTTGCTCGAGCTTGTGTCGTGTAGTTCAATCTCTGCCTCCTTGGGGACTATAACATAGGGTGCACCGCCGGCATGTTCAAAGGCATCCTCAAGCAGTTTTCGGCTTTCGGGATCGAATGTGTTGTACTTACCAATGCGCTGCGGCTGGCCGAACAACTCCACCCATTGCGACCAGTCGCCGAAGCCCCCACGCTTATAAATTGCATAGGGCGCTGCCTTGAGCAAAATCCCGAAGTCGCGCTCCTTACCCAGGATTAGAATGTTGTCGGCATCCTCGTATGGAATGCCGGTGTCGTCGGAGTCATTGATCAGAATGCATTTATTTTTAAGATTGATATGCTTGGCAGGAATTGGTATTGCTTCAAGCGCGCCATCAGCGTTGAACATTAATTCCACACCTGAGCGACCATAAAATTTGCAGCGCATAATCTCGACAAGCAGTGCCTCCCATGTCATGCTGTCGATTATACGGGTCATGTCGTCGACCTCCTCGCCGGCGCTGTTGACAAACTTAAGCTCCGAATTTGTCACAGCGTCGATGCGGCGCTGTACGGCATCGCTCAGTACGCCGTCGACCATGAGGTCGTCGAACAAGTCGTACAGTTGTTTGACGCGTCCGGAATCGGCGTTGCGCAGCGCCGTGCGCCAATCGCCCACATCGTACACCTTGCGGGTGGGTGCCTTGATTATGATGTTTTGTAGAACAATGCCCTGCTGCGCATTGTTGCCTGTAGTTTGCTTGCTCTTGGTTGTCTTCTTGCCTCTTGTCATTGCTGTATGTATTAGCTATTTAGTTAAAAATGTTGTGTCCTTTTTGGATTGGAGCCATATATGTATTCTGCGGCGCCGTCGGGCTTGCCGTCGCCGTCCTCGTCGACGATGGGTAGTGCCGGCTTTATGTCGCCCTTCTGTACCTGTCGCAGCCACTGCACCGCCCTGTCGTAGCGTTTTTCGCGCAATTCCAAGTCGCTGCCGGCGTTGCACAGGTTGACAAAGTGCCACACTGCCATGTCCTTGATAAAAACGAGCAGCAGTGCATTGCGGCCGGCGTTCTCGGCGGCAAAGATCCTGTCCCGGTCATAAGCCCCAAGGTAGCCGTATGCCTCGGCAATGGCTGCGTCGATAGCGGCCGTTAACAGTGTGTCGTCATCTCTTGAGATGACTTCAATCTCCTCGCGATAGAGGTGTGTCGCGAGCTCCTCAGTCGTTATAAATGCCATGATTAAAAGCGTTTTTTGTTCACCCTGCGTTGCCCTATGGTGTAGGACCCGGAAGTAAGCGTTGTTATTTTTTGATTGACTATCCATACGC